GTTGCCCAGCGGCGCCGCTTACATCGGTCGGACTGTGTTTGTGAAGAACTTGTCGGGTACTTACACCCTGATCTCGGCGTCGTCGAACGTCAAACCGCGTACGTCTAATACGGCTGCTACCGCCATTCTGGCGGCAACGGCAGGTGCATGGGCGATCTTGGTTTGCGAAGACGGCACGAATTGGGTTGTGATGGCCGGCAACTAACCTGGCGGGGGCTTCGGCCCCCGACTTTTATGCCCATCATCTATCTGCGTCACCCGCGCCACGGCGAGAAAGTTGCCATCTCTGATCTGGAAGCGGAGTATGATGAACAAAACGGCTGGACGCGCTATACTCTGGGCGCAGACCCTGACGGGGCCGTAGACAGCGTGCCGGACAATCAACTCGCACGCCGAGGTCGTCGTCGTAAGGAGACGGTCGATGGCAACTACAGCGGGTGACATCATTACGGGCGCACTGCGCTTGATCGGCGTAGTGGCTGAAGGTGAAGACCCTTCGCCTGAGTCGGCAGCCGATGCGCTGTCGGCTATGAACCAGATGATCGAGTCGTGGAACACCGAGCGCTTGTCGGTTTTTGCGACAGAAGATCAAGTCTTTAGTTGGCCTGCGACTGAGATCAGCCGCACGCTTGGGCCAACCGGCAACTTTGTCGGCAACCGGCCTATTCTTGTTGATGACTCGTCGTACTTCAGAGATCCGTCCACCGGCGTGTCGTATGGTCTGAAGCTCATCAACCAGCAGCAGTACAACGGGATTGCGTTGAAGACGGTGCGAAGCACCTACCCGCAGGTTATGTGGGTCAACATGACGTACCCTGACATTGAGATGTACATCTATCCAGTACCGACGCGGGTGCTGGAGTTTCATTTCGTGTCGGTGGAACAGTTGTCGCGGCCAGCCATTTTGGCCACAAATCTGACGTTCCCGCCAGGCTATCTGCGAGCTTTTCGGTACAACTTGGCCTGTGAGCTGGCGCCTGAGTTTGGCGTCGAGCCGTCCCGGCAAGTTTCGCGGATTGCCATGACGTCTAAGCGCAACCTGAAGCGCATCAACAACCCTGACGATCTGATGTCGATCCCGTACAGCATCGTTGGGAATCGCCAGCGCTACAATATCTACGCTGGCAATTTCTAATGAAATCGCCCATCCTCGGCGCAGCCTACGTTGCCCGCAGCACCAATGCTGCGGACAATCGGCTTATCAATCTTTACCCCGAGTCCACGCCCGACGGGGGCAAGACGGCGGCGTATCTTCAGCGCGTGCCAGGCATTGAGAATGTATTTTCTGCCGCATCCGGCGTAGTGCGCGGCATGTGGGTAGCGCGCGATAAGTTGTACGCTGTTATCGGGTCGACATTTATCCAATACACGCCGCCGCCTGCGTATGTGGTGGGGTCGCAGGTTCGGACAATTGGTACCAACGTAGCCGGCACAGGCCCGGTCAGCATGGTCGACAACGGCCAGCAGATTTTTATTGCGACCAACCCCAAAGGCTACATCTACGACATTAACACGGGTGCGTTTGCTCAAATAGGCGACCCGGACTTCCCTGGCGCAGTCACGGTGGGCTACGTCAACGGCTACTTTGTATTCAACGAGCCTAACAGCCAGCGCGTATGGGTGACGGAATTGTTTAATGGCCGCAGCATCGAGCCGTTGTCGTTTGCGAGTGCTGAAGCCTCGCCGGACAACGTGGTGTCGCTGATTGTCGACCATAAAGAAATCTGGATCTTTGGCAACAACTCGACTGAAGTCTGGTACGACGCCGGCCAGCCGGACTACCCGTTGGCCCCGATCCAAGGCGCGTTTCTTGAGACAGGCTGCGCTGCGCCATACTCGGTTGCAAAGATGGACAACAGCGTCTTTTGGCTGGGCTCAGACGCTCGTGGCTTTGGCATGGTATACCGCGCTCGTGGCTACCAGCCGCAGCGCATCTCGACGCACGCCATCGAGTACGCTATTCAAACGTATTCGACGATCTCGGACGCGATCGCCTACACTTACCAGCAGGACGGCCATTTCTTTTATGTCCTGACATTCCCAACGGCTAACGTGACGTGGGTGTATGACGCCGCCACTAACATGTGGCACCAGCGCGGGTATACCGACGCCACCACCGGGCAATTGATGCGCCATTCGCCATCGGCGATGGCAACCATTGGTACAACGGTGTACGTTGGCGACTATCTCAACAATCGAATTGGCAAGTACAACTTCGATTATTACGGCGAGTTCAGCCTGCTTAGCCGCCCCCAAAATTGGTTGCGCTCTTGGCGAGCGCTACCGACCGGGCAAAACGACTTAAAACGTACCGCGCACCATAGCTTGCAACTGGATTGTGAGGCCGGCACAACAACTAACACCGGCATTGCGCAACCATCCGCGCCAGGCGTTCAAGGGCCGCCGTGGTCAGTGTTGGCGTCAGATGGCACTGAGTACGCGGTAACTAATTCGTTAGTTTTGGCAAGCAACGGTACGGCCTATCAATTTGCCAACCCGCAATTTGTAGTCGCACCAAACATGGCTAATTCAATTAGTAGCATGATCGTAAGTCTGCGGTGGTCCGATGATGGTGGGCACAACTGGTCAAACCTGCATCAACGGTCGATGGGTTTTATAGGTCAAACGGGCCGAAGAGTCATTTGGCGCCGGCTTGGCATGACGCAAAAGCTGCGCGACCGCGTGTATGAAGTCAGCGGCGGTGGTTTTGGCAACGTCGCCATTATGGGCGCGGAGTTGATTGCGAGCGGCACCAATGCCTAACATCACGCGTATCCCCGCGCAACGTGTTCCGGTTATTGAAGGACCGGATAATGTCATGCAGCGCGAGTGGTATCGTTTCTTCAACAACTCGTTTACGTTGTTGGGGCTGGGGCAAAATCAGTTTACGTTGCAGGATTTGCAGGTTGGGCCAGCGTCGCAAACACCCCATGTTCGACAGCCCATTTACGGCGCCTTTCAAGACAACACAAACCAGCTTGACGGCTCGTCTGCTGTGGTTTATCCGGTTCGCTACGACACGACGGACTACAGCAGCGGCGTGCGGGTGTCGTCAGATGCCGCAGTGTTTACAGGCACAATCAACAACGGCGCAGGCTTATCTGGCACTGTACTGACCGTGACGTCAGTAGCGTCAGGCACAATTACGTTGGGCATGGTGTTGACCGGCACCGGCGTCACCAACGGTCAGCACGTCATCGCGTACGGCACTGGGTCAGGGGGCGTCGGGACGTACACGGTCAGCGACGCGCAGCTACTAACAAGCCGCACGTTCACGGGTACGCTGATTTCCAAACTGATTGTTGACAATCCTGGCATGTACAACTTTCAGTTCAGCATCCAGTTTGCCAACACATCGGCTACTGAGTACGACATCGAGCTGTGGTTTCGCAAGAACGGCGTAGACGTCCCAAAGAGCAACAGCCGGTACACGATCCCAAACAGGCACGGCGGCACAAACGGACACCTGATTGCAGCGTTAAACTATGTGATTGACATGGCCGCCAACGACTACATGGAGCTGATGTGGTGGTCGCAAAACTCATCGGTCTACATTGAGGCGCAGGCAGCCAAAACCGGCCCTGACCGCCCGGCTGTTCCGTCGGTCATTATGACAGTATCGTACATGTCCAGTCCGACAATCATCGCGTAAAGGTTTGATATGCCTACAGTTACGATTTCTCCTCAGCCTAAACTTCAGTTTTTTGACGCAAATGGCGATCCTCTATCGTATGGGTTGCTGTATACCTATGGCGCGGGGTCAGGCTTTACTCCTGTAGCAACGTATAAAGACGCATTTGGCACCGTACTAAACACAAATCCAATCGTACTAGATGTGCGCGGGCAAGCGGATGTTTACTTGCAAACAAATTTTTCATATAAATTTGTGTTGCAAAATTCATCAGGAGTTTTGCAATACACAGTAAACCCAGTGTTTCCGTTTGGGACAATGGCTAATCAAAATTCTAGTGCAGTAGCCATTACCGGCGGCACAATCAGCGGCGTCACGATTACCGGCCCAATTACCGGCAACGTCACGGGCGACCTGACTGGCAACGTCACAGGAAATTTGACTGGCAACGTCACGGGCGGCGCCATCGTCGGTGAGTCGTACAACGGCGGTCAGCTAGCGGGGCTACGCAACAAAGTTATCAACGGGTCGATGGTTGTTAATCAGCGCGGTCCAAGCGCGCTAACTACTAGCACTGGCACAGCGACGTTTTTTAACTCTACCAAAATGCTAGACCGCTGGACTTATTGGGCGGCGACGCCAGCAGTGTTTTCAGTGACTCAATCTACAGATGTTCCGGCAACAGAGCCAAATTTGTACTACAGCCAACGCTTAACCGTCACAACAGCAGACGTTGTGATTGCAAATAACAATGGTTTTTCGATGGCGCACATCATAGAGGGCTACGCAGCTCGCACGCTGGTTAATAAAACGTTTACGATCTCGTTTTGGGTGCGGTCTTCTGTTACTGGAACGTACTGCCTATCACTGTACAATGGCAGTTGGCCCAGCACCGACGAAAGCTATGTAGCGACGTATGCGGTCAACGCCGCGAACACATGGGAATACAAAACCATTACCGTCATCGATGGTTTGCCCGCTACTGGCGTGTATTGGGACTGGACAAATGGGCCTGGGCTAACGATGGCTTGGTCGCTTGGTACGGGCGGGCAGTTTCAAACTGGATCGCCAGGCGTTTGGACTACGGATTGGGGTTTAGCTACCATCGATCAGGTCAACGCTGTGGGCACGATCGGCAATATCTTTGCGTTAACCGGCGTTCAAGTTGAAGTTGGTAGCGTAGCCACGCCGTTCGAGCATCGCCCGTTCCATATGGAATTGGCGTTGTGCCAGCGGTACTACGAAAAATCGTTCCCGTACGCAACCGCACCTGCGCAAAACGTAGCGTCCACGCTAGGCGCGCCTGCGGCCACCGGGCAAGTGCTGAACCAAGCGTTTTCAACGTCTGTTCGGTTTGCGGTCACCAAGCGCCGCGCCCCCACAATGACGCTGTACTCACCTAATGCGGCGTCAGCAAACTGGGCAACCGTTGCTGGCGTAACGCCCACTGCGGCCACCGCTAACATTGGCGATTCTGGTTTTATCGCCACCGGAGATACGGCGGTTACGGCAGGAAGTTTGTATTCTATCCATTGGCTCGCTAACGCGGAGCTATAGCCATGTACCAACTGACCCAATATCCAGAAGTAATCTACCGGCTAACTGACGGCGCATGGATTCCAGTAGACCCAGGTAACGGCGATTACCGCCTGTATTTGGCGTGGTTAGCCGAAGGCAACCAGCCATTGCCTGCCGAGAACTGACATGCCCATCACCGCCAAGACGCTGGTCGAGTCCAAAGCAGTTGAGCAGGTGCAGACAACACAGTACACTGCGCCCACCACGGCTACGATCATCGACAAGTTCACCGTGGTCAACTACAGCGCTGCGGCGCGGACGATCAGCGTCAACATCGTGCCAGCGGGGCAAATTGTGCAGAGCAGCAACTTGGTTGTGCAGAACAAGTCATTGCAGCCTAGCGAGGCGTATACGTTTCCTGAGATTGCAGGCCACATCCTGAATTTGGGCGACTCTATTTCAACGCTTGGCAGTCTTGCCGCGTCAATGAGCTTACGAGTTAGCGGTCGAGAGATCAGCTAGGAGAACGGTATGTTCGGCAGCTTCTTTAGTTTTATCTCTGATGTTGGTGGTGGTCTTGTCGACCTTGGCAAAGATTTTCTTGGCGCAGTAAGCGATGCTGTTGATACCGTAGTTGACCCGATCGCCGACACGTTGGGTGTGCATCCCGACGTCGTTAAGGTTGCGGCGGCGGCGCTTGGCATGTACTACGCGCCAGGCGTTGGTTTCAGTAACGCCAGCACGGGTGCTGCAGTGTCAGAGGCCGCAGCGGCGGAAATGATCGCGGCGTACGGTGCCGAAGCACTGACGGCTGCGGGTCAGATAGAAGCTGCTGCGGCGCTAGCAGCAGCTGCGCCTGCCGCTACTGCGACCGCGTTCCCAGTCGCCACCTCGCCGCTGGCGACGATGGGCGCAGCGACGCCGTTGACTGCGGCAGAGCTTGCTGCTGCGGACGCCAGCGCAGGATTGCTTGGGTCGTCTAACGCGCTTGCTCCTGGGGCTGCTGCAACAAGTGTAGGTGTGGCTAACGCGCTTAGCCCCGAGGCGTTAGCGGCTTACGATGCGTCCGTGGGCTTGACTGCTGGCGGCGTGCCGGCGACGCTCAGTCCTGAGGCGTTAGCTGCGTATGACGCCTCTGTAGGTTTAACTGCCGGAACCGGCGCTGGTGCTGGTGCTGGTGCTGGTGCTGGTGCTGGCGGTTTTATGGGGCCGCCAGCGGCAGGGAATCCAGGCGCAGGAACTATCTCAGGTTACGGCGGTGCAGGCGACATCCTAGACCCGCTGACCGGCTCTGTCATCAGCGGAGCCGACGCTGCGGCTATTACGAGCGCTGGCTTTAAGCTAAGTGATTTTGCCAAGTTTGCCAAAGACTACGGCGTACCGTTGTCGGCGCTCATCAGCGGCATCACTGGCTCTCGCGCAGCCACCAACGCCGCCGAGATCCAAGCAGAGTCTGCCCGCGAGGCGCGTCAGCTTGCCCGTGACATCTTCAACGAGCAGAAGGCGCTGCAAGAGCCCTACCGCGCGGCAGGCATCACAGCGCAGAATCAGCTCCTCAACCTGCTCGGGCTGTCGGGCAACACCGCGGCGCCTGAATACGGCAAGTTCGCGCGACCGTTCGGCATGTCAGACTTCCAACAAGACCCAGGCTATGCGTTCCGGTTGAGCGAAGGTATGAAGGCGCTAGAGGCCAGCCGAGCCGCACAACTTGGAAAATCAACCGGCTTGCTGTCTGGCGCGACTTTTAAGGCGTTGCAGCGCTACGGTCAAGAGATGGGCTCGCAAGAGTATGGCAACGCCTTCAATCGGTTCCAGACCGAGCGCGCCAATCGCCTGCAACCGCTGTCGGGCCTGACGACGTTGGGCCAGGCTGCGGCGGCTAACCAAGGCGCGGCGGCAGGGGCGTTTGGCACCACAGCCGGCAACTTGACAACCGACATTGGAGCGGCGCAAGCAGCCGGTGGGATCGGTTCGGCCAACGCGATCGCCAACGCAATGAACCAGTTTGCGCGGTATAGTGCGAGTCAAAATATAGCCGATCAGATTCGGCAGTCTGTCTACGCTCCAGCCATCCGTTAAGGACACATTATGCCAATCCAACCCGGACTCGCGCTGCAAGTCAAAGGTCTTGAGCTGCCCGATCCGTTGGCAATGCAAGCGCAGGCCACGCAGATCCAGAACGCGCTCCAGCAACAGCGCATGGGCGAGATGCAGATGCAAAACGCCATGCGCGAGCAACAGCGCGCTCAAGAGCTTGAAAGAATCATGTCGGGCGTTGCGCCTGACGCGCCCGCAGCCGACGTCGCCGGTAGGCTACAGAAGGGCGGCTTCTTTCAGCAAGCCGGTCAGGTGCTCCAGCAAGAAGCCACTCGCCAGAAGACCGCGCGAGAAGAGGAACTTGCTAAGCTCAACGTTATCAATAAAAAAGCTGAGCTGATGGGGCGGCTGTTTGTTGGCGTCAAAGACCAGCCTTCTTACAGCATGGCACGCCGGCAAGCAATCCAACGTGGCTACGGTACCGAGCAAGACATCCCAGAAGCCTACGATCCGGCGGTCGTTGATAGAGTGCTAAACGGCTCGATGTCCGTCATGGATTTTGTGAAAAACGAGCTCGACCGGCGCAAGACCGCAGCGACTGAAGCAACCGCCCAAGCCGCTGGCGTACGCGCCCAAGCAGCAACTCGAACGGCAGCAGCGGCCGAAGCGCGTGCGGGGCAAGAACAAGTTCCGGCCAGCATACGCGAGTTTCGCGCAGTCCAAGCAATGCCGGAAGCAGAACGCAAGGGGTTTGAGGCTTTCCAAGCGGCTAAGCGTCCGACAACCACCATCAACATGCAGCAAGAATCGGCGCTAAGAAAAGAGCTTGGAGAGGCTCAAGGCAGGATGGTGGCGGACGGCTATAAAGCAGCAGAAGACGCCGTATCTACAATGGATACCATCAATATTGGTCGAGATTTACTGAACAAAGGTGTGATTACTGGTTTTGGAGCGGACTTTTTGGTCAATGCTGGGCAAGCGCTTAAGCAGGTCGGAATTGATCTTAATTCAGATGCTGCTGCTAATGCGCAAACGTATGCGGCTACTTTGGCAGGTAACGTGGGTCGGCTTATCAAACTGTTTGGCGCAGGAACCGGATTGTCAAACGCGGACCGCGAGTACGCAGAAAAAATGGCCGGCGGTAAAATTTCACTGGACGAGCGCGCTTTGCGGCGCATCTTGGACATTAACGAGCGTTCTGCGCGTAACGTGATTACCAAGCACAACGCCAACGTCGACCGCTTCAAAGCAGGCGATGAGTTCAAGATTGAGATGCCCCCCGAACGCACGTCTACACTACCTCCGCGCGACCAGCAAGCCCTGGATTGGGCTCGCAGCAACCCAACTGACCCGCGCTCCGCGCAAATTCTTAAGCGGCTGGGGATGGAGTAATCATGGCAAAATTTGACCCGGACGCTTATCTACGAGAGACTGCGCCGGCGTCTGTCGAAGCGCCAGCGTTTGATCCAGATGCCTATTTGCGCGGTGCTACGGCGCCCCCTATTGAGACATTGCCTGGCCCGCGTCGCACCTACACGGCGGCTGAAGTGCCTGCGGCAGCGATGCGCAATCTCCCCGCAAGCGCCAAACAGTTTGCAACAGGCTTGTATGAGGCTGTCACAAACCCTGTGCAGACCATCAAGACTGTTGGCGACATCGGCGCTGGCGCGCTTAGAAGCGCAGTGCCTACGTCGGTGAGAGACTTTATTGATCGGTTTGACGCTGACCCCGCTAGCACGCAACGGGCTATGGATGTCGCCAACGCCGTGGGCGGCATGTACAAAGAGCGTTACGGGTCGTTAGAAGGCATAAAACGAACGTTGGCTGAAGATCCAGTTGGCGCGGCTGGCGACCTATCTACGTTGTTGACCGGAGGCGCGGGCGCCACTCGAATAGCCGCAGGCGCTGCTGGCCGAGCTGCACCGCGTGTCGCAGCGCCGCTTGCGCAAGCAGCAGGCGCTCTTGAGACGGCAGCTACGGCCACTAACCCTTTGAGCGCGGTCACCGTACCGGCGCAAGCAGCGCTTGAGCAAGTTCGTAGAGTGGCGCCGTCGCCGTTGACAGCGCAACAACAGGCTAACCTTCCGCGCGATATGGCGCTAGAACGTGCCCGCGCAGAAGGTTACATGGCGCCGCCAGGCAGTATTGATCCGGTATCGGGACGTTTTGTGTTGGCAGAACGAATTGCCGGCAAGACATTGCTTGAGCAGATGATGTCGGTGCGCAATCAAGAGACGACCAACAAGCTGGCGCGGCGTGCGGTAGGAGTCGGCGAAGATACGCCGCTGACATCAGACGCCATGAAGGCCGTTAGAAAAGAAGCCGCGACGCAAGGCTACGAGCCTATTAAACGTATTGGTAGCGTAGCTACCGATACGCAATATCTAAACGATCTGGCTGGAGTAGAGCAGGCTTTTACAGGGCAAGCCGCGTCATTTCCGGGCGCTGTCCCTAACAAAGTACAGCAGATCGTTGACAGCCACCTCGTTCAAAATTTTGACGCGGGTGATGCAATTAAACGCATTCAAGACTTACGTAACGATGCTTCAGCAAGTTTTCGGCGTGGCGAACCAGATATTGCTAATGCTCAGCGCGGGATTGCTAACGCATTGGAAAATCAAGTTGAGCGCGGCATTCAAGCTAGCGGCGCGTCGAACGCCGCGCAAATGCTTGATGACTTTCGTGCGGCGCGTCAGCGCATGGCAATCAGTTACGCTGTGGAAAACGCTATTCGCGAGGGCACAAACAACGTTAGCGCAACTAAACTTGCGAGTGACTTGCAACGCGGCAAGTACATGACTGGCGACCTGCAAAACATTGCAGAATTTGCCAGTCGATTTCCCCGCGTCTCACAACTGCCGTCGCAAATTGGCACGCCAAGCTCAGGTGCTATTTTAGGTCTTGGGGGAACTGTTGGAGCTGTTACCGGCGGACTAATGGGCGGGGCTGGTGGGGCTGCGGCGGGTGCTGGCGCCGGGGCGGCTGCCGCAGCAGTGCCTAATATGTTGTCTGCTGCTATGCGACGCTATTTGATGACGCAAGGAGCCCAGCGAGCAGCAACACCGCGATACGACCCCTTTGCGGAACGATTGGTCAGTGACATCACCGCGCGTAATGCGTTGCTGGCACAACAGACCAACGAAGCGCGTGAAGAACGTAATGCTTTGATGGGAATTCGATGATGGCATCAGCAAACGAAGTGGAGGCTCGCTTGAACACGCATGAAGCGGTATGTGCAGAACGCTGGACTGAGACGATCCTGCGCATCAAGCGGCTGGAGCACATCCTGATCGGCACCGCCGGTGCTATCATCATGCTGCTCTTGGGGCTCGTGTTAAAGGTGTGAGATGCTAGACCCAATCAGTCTGTTGGCGACTGCGACGGCCGTCTTCAACGGACTGAAGAAGGCGGTAGAGCTAGGGCGAGAGGCCGAAGATGTCTTTGGCCAGCTCGGCA